AATATGTCAGTAGAAAGTTTTATAGAGATATTTTCAGGTTTAGAACGTGCTCACGGTGTCACTTACGTAGACAAAAAAGGTGCAGATGGACAAAAGATAAAAGGTAAATCTTTTGTAACAAGAGAACCTGTTACAACAAATATGTGGTTGCAGCATTTGCAAGGCAAAGAACCAAGTCTTGGGATTATTCCAATTAACGATGATAACAAATGTAAATGGGGTTGTATAGATATAGACTCATACGCAGGTTTTGATCACAAAAAATTAATAGATAAAATAAAAGAATTAAGTTTACCGTTGTTAGTATTTAGATCTAAATCAGGTGGAGCTCACGTATTTTTATTTACTTCTGTATTTGTAGAAGCAAAACTAATGCGAGACAAACTATTATCAATCAGTGCAGTGCTAGGATATGGTGGGTCAGAGGTTTTTCCAAAACAAGTAGAATTAAAATCGCAAGATGATACAGGAAATTTTTTAAATTTACCATACTTTAATGGTAATGATACAACAAGATATTGCTTTAATGATAAAGGTGAAGCTGTTAATCTAGAAAGTTTTTATTTATTACATAAATTATATACACTTACACCGGAACAATTAGAAAAATTAATTATAAAAAGACCAGAGTCTGAATTTAACGATGGTCCACCATGTTTAGAATCAATAACACAATCAGAAATTAAAGATGGTAGAGATAGAATACTCTATCAATACATACAATATGCAAAACGTAAATGGCCAGAGAACTGGCAAGGGAAAATAAATGCATTTAATTATAAATATTTTGCTAATCATCCTGATGGACCACTCGAAGATAAAATAGTACAGGGTAAAATAAAATTTAACGATGGTAAAGATTTAGGTTTTAAATGTAATGAGGATCCAATGTGCAATCATTGCGATAAAAATTTATGTAGAACTCGTCAATTTGGTATTGGTGGTGAGTCTGTGTTTCCATCACTAACTGATTTACAAAAAGTATTATTAGATGAACCATATTATTGGGTAAACGTAGATGGTGAAAGAGTCAAACTAGATAACATTGATTATTTGATGGAGCAAAGATTATTTAGAAGGACCGTTGCAAAACAAATAAATAAAAAACCTAAAAGAGTTACAGTAAAAGAATTTGAAACTTATGTAGATCAATTACTACAAGGTGTAGAAGAAGTAGATGCACCGGTAGGATCATCACGAATCGATCAACTATCAAATCATTTAGAAGACTATTGTTTACAAAGATCTATTGGCAGTGTTAGCAAAAAAGATATTTTAAATGGTGCTGTGTACACAGAAAATGGTAAACATGTGTTTACTTTTCATCGATTTTTCCACGGCCATCTTACAAAAAAGAAGTGGAAAGAAGACTATCAGGTTACACAACAAATGTTAAAAGAACATTGTGGTTGTGAAGAGGGTCGTATGGTTATTGGTAAAAAGAAACCATCAATCATGAAAGTAGATACATTTGAAAAACCTGAAGATCAGTTTACGCAGAAAAAATTAAAAGAGGAGGATCCGTATTAATGAAATTTTTGTATGTACAAAAATCACGTAAAACATCGACGCGTGTCCAAAGTGCGATGCAAATAACAAGGAGTCAATTATGACTACATATACAACTGAAAAAGTTGGAACAACAAAAGATTATTCTGTTTTTAAATATTTTGATAGAAACAGAGTGATCAGTGACAAACATGTCGAAGCGTTAAGAAAAGACATGAACGAAAGAGGTCAACTCGAAAGAGTTATCGTAAACGAAAGATGGTTTGTGATAGATGGCCAACACCGAATCGAAGCTCGAAAGCGAGACAAGAAACCGGTGGACTTTCGAATAAAACGAGGTGCATCAATAATTGATGTAACTGCGATTAATAACACAGGCAAGGGCTGGAACAATTCAGCATGGCTGCGTAATTATTCTCATGAAGAACATGAGAATCATAGGCCATATAGACAGTATGCTACGTTTAAAAGAAAACATGGTTTTACTGAATCTATTTGCATGGCGTTATTAAGTGAGGACTTTCACGACTATGGTCGTAAAGCTTTCAAGAAAGGCACATTCAAAGTTAAAAATCTTGAACGTGCTGATCAAACCGCAGAAGAAGTGGCAGAATTAATTGCCATAGAAAAACGATTGAATGCTTTAAAAGCAGTTCTTGGTTTTTTACAATTAAGAACTTTGAGCAATTTTAAATTCAATGTTTTTAAATCTCAACTTGAAAGATACAAAAAACGTATACCCACTTGTTTAAATATAAATGATTGGATTGATGCTTTCATCGATGAAGTATACAACTACAACTTAAGAACACCAAACAAACGCCTGACTAACAGGCACATTGGCTAAACTTCTGGGCCTTCGGGCCCAGACAAAAATTATGAAGACAATAGTATTAGGACCACCAGGCACAGGCAAGACACATACGTTGCTAAACAAAGTACAGGATTATTTAAAAACAGTTGATCCTGACAGGATAGGTTACTTTGCATTTACCAAGAAAGCTGCTAACGAAGCAAAGTCAAGAGCTATGGATAAGTTTAATTATACAGAAGATGACTTACCATATTTTAGAACATTACACTCACTAGCTTTTAGAAAACTTGGAGTTAACAAAGACCAGGTTATGCAAAAGAGACATTACGAAGACCTGGGTAGAAAATTAAATTTATTTATAGATTACAACGAACACGATCAAGAAGAGACAGGTTTGTTTACAACGAAATCTGATTACCTGCGTTTAATACATCTTGCAAAACTACGTGACATAACGCTGGAGCAGCAAATAAAATTAGGTGAGCACAATACAGAAGTTGATTATGATACCCTGGTGCATTTAAAAAATGAATTACAAAGATACAAGAAAGAATATAATTTAATAGATTACAACGATATGATTTTAAAATTTATAAAATCAGATCTATCTCCAAAGTTTGATGTAGTGTTTATAGATGAAGCACAAGATTTATCTTTGATGCAATGGAACATGGCAAAAACTATTTGGAATAAAACAGAAGATTCTTTTATTGCAGGTGATGATGACCAAGCAATATTTAGATGGGCAGGAGCGGACGTAGATTCTTTCATCACACAAAAAGGTAAACTACTGAATCTTACACAGTCAAGAAGAATACCAAGAGCAGTGCACGATCTTGCTTTGGGTATAATTAAACGTGTATCAAAACGAAGATACAAAGAATGGGCACCAAGAGATCATCAAGGTTCTCTACGATTTCATGATGACATCAAAGACATAAACATGTCATCAGGTAATTGGTTGGTGTTAACAAGAACACGGCACATGCTAGAAGACATAGAAGATGAAATGCGTGAACGTGGTTGGTATTTTGAAAACAGATTTAAAAAAATGCCAGAGAAAGATGCAGCAGAAGCAGCACTAGAATGGGAGTCTGCAAGAAAAGGACAACCATTAAACTACAAACAGATAGAAAGAATATATAGTTATATGTCACCTGCGCATGCAGATAAAAATTTTTTAAAAGGTATGGCTAAAGAAAGTTTTTATAATTTAGCAGACACAGGAATCAAAACAGATGCAGTATGGTATGAAGCATTTGATAGTTTGGACTTTAGAAGAAAAAGCTACATACGTAGTATGCGTAGAAATGGTGAAGTATTAAATCAAAAACCAAGAATAAAATTATCTACGATACATAGTGTAAAAGGTGGTGAAGAAGATAACGTAGTATTATTAACTGATCTGACTACGAATACAAACAGATCATATTTAAAACAACCCGATGATGAAACAAGATTATTTTATGTTGGTGCAACACGAACAAAAGAAAACTTACACATCATCAGACCAAAAGATTATGACAAATCTTTTCCAATGGAGGACTATGAGTAAAGTATGGGACAAGCAGCATGGCGGAAGCCATTACCAAAAGTATAAGATACAGCCGAGTAAGTTTGTAGTTGAGAATGAATTGCTATATCCAGAAGGCTGTGCTATAAAATATATTATAAGACATCGCGATAAGGGAAAGAAGCAAGACATATTAAAGGCAATACATTTTTTAGAAATGATTATTGAAAGGGATTACAAGTGATACAAAAACCTATGTTTGCGCCACAGACAGAGTGGCTACCACCGCAAGACTTTCCTGACCTATCTGATTATGAAGAGATTGCAATTGATTTAGAAACCAAAGATCCTAATCTTAAAACTATGGGATCTGGATCCATCACCGGCACAGGTGAGATAGTGGGTATTGCGCTAGCTGTAAATGGCTGGTCTGGCTACTATCCTATAGCTCATGAAGGTGGTGGTAATATGGACAAGAAAAAAGTATTAGACTACTTTAGAAAGGTTCTAAATTTGCCAGCTACAAAGATATTTCATAACGCTATGTATGACGTATGTTTTATTAGAGCTGCAGGGCTAGATATAGCTGGAGACATCGTAGATACCATGATTGCTGGCTCTCTCGTGGACGAGAATCGCTTTCGTTACGATTTAGGCTCCATGGGTAGGGATTACCTTGGAAGAGGCAAAAATGAGGCTGTATTGGCCGAAACAGCAGCTGTTTGGGGTGTAGATGCCAAGTCAGAGATGTATAAACTACCGGCTATGTATGTAGGTGAGTATGCTGAAAGAGATGCAGAACTTACACTAGATCTATGGCAGGAGATGAAAAAAGAAATCTATGCACAAGATTTAGAATCTATATTTACTTTAGAGAAAGAACTTTTTCCTTGCCTAGTTGATATGCGTTTTTTAGGAGTGCGTGTAGATTTAGAAGCAGCATCTCAATTAAAAGACAAACTATCATTAGAAGAAAAAGAATGCTTGCAAAAAGTAAAAAAAGAAACAGGAGTAGATACTCAAATATGGGCTGCACGTTCAATTGCGCAAGTCTTTCAAAAACTGAACCTACCATTTGACCGAACTGAAAAAACAGATTCTCCATCGTTTACTAAAAATTTTTTACAGAATCACCCCCACCCACTAGTGAAACTAATTGCCCGAGCCCGTGAAATAAATAAGGCCCATACCACGTTTATTGATACCATATTAAAACACCAACATAAAGGAAGAATTCACGCTGAAATAAACCAGTTAAGATCAGATCAAGGTGGGACTGTGACTGGTAGGTTTAGTTACAACAATCCAAACTTACAACAAATACCAGCACGGAACAAGGAACTCGGACCAGCTATTAGATCTTTGTTCATACCTGAAGGTAATAAGACTTGGGGTTGTTTTGATTATTCACAACAAGAACCCAGGCTGGTTGTGCACTATTCAGCATTACAGAATCTCTATGGAGTGGACGAAGTATTGGATGCTTATAACGAAGGTGATGCTGACTTCCATACGATCGTTGCTGATATGGCAGAGATCCCTAGATCACAGGCCAAGACTATAAATCTTGGCCTGTTCTATGGTATGGGTAAAAATAAACTACAAGCAGAGCTTGGTGTATCAAAAGATAAAGCTGAAGATTTGTTTAAACAATATCATGATAAAGTGCCATTTGTAAAAAAACTTATGGATAACGTTATGTATAGAGCCCAGAATTCTGGTAAAATAAGAACGTTGTTAGGCAGACTATGCAGGTTTCATTTGTGGGAGCCTAATCAATTTGGTATACATAAAGCATTATCACACGAAGCAGCGCTCGCGGAACACGGACCAGGGATTAAACGAGCATACACATACAAAGCTTTGAATAGATTAATACAAGGATCAGCTGCAGATATGACAAAGAAAGCAATGATAGAACTACACAAAGAAGGTATTACACCACACATACAGGTGCACGATGAATTAGATATTTCTGTTGCTGATGAAGCAGAAGCTGCAAAAATAAAAAGTGTGATGGAAAGTGCTGTTGACTTGGAAGTACCTAATAAGGTAGACTATGAGTCCGGTCCAAACTGGGGAAGTGTGAAATGATTTATGGCTTATTTAAATGCAAACATTCCTGTAGAGTACGCACAAATAAGGAGAGAGTATCTTTACGATCTTAAAAAACATCATGGAGAAGTCGAAGATTGTATCGTATTTGGTGTCACTTGTATTACAGGTCGTGCGTTATTATTCCATGCGATTATGGAAAATGGTGCAATCTTTTATCGATTACCTATTACAGCATTTATACAACGCGGATTTAAAGTTACGGATGTACCTAAACGTAGACTTGATGAGCTTCAGCTCTGGAATTCTTTTAGTTATTATCCTGCTGTTACTAGTTGGGACATCCTAGAATCACAAGCAGGTAAATACATTGGTAAAGATAAAAAATGGCATCATGGTCGTTATTTATTTACTGTTGACTTTGCACATCCAGAACCTAATATACTTGACACTGATCATTCAGAGATCCCGCACGAACATAAATGTGCGCACGTACTTGCATTAAATGATGGCAACTACGCAGCTCAACCTAACAACAGATTAATTTGGGACATACCATCGTTTACGGTGAAGGACCAAGTACCTGATTGGAAGGTTCAAACTAACTATTGGAATGTAGAAGATACGCAGCAGTGGCGAACAGAAGACACTGACAATTTCTTTTACGAAATAGAGGAGAAAAAAAATGATTAAAAAAATAAAAAATAAAGCTATGCATTATTGGGCTAATCATAAGATTGAGTCTATTGTGTTTGTAGTTTTAGTAATAGCATTGATTGTAAAATAATGAATAAGGTTGGTGGCTATGGATTACAGGTTCACAGCAATACTGATAATATTATTGTGTTTATTAGCTTTTTGTATAAAGCCAGCGAAGCACACACCATTGAAAATTGAGTCTAAAAATTATATAATCCCGCCACCAAAACCTAAAACAAATGAGTAATAAACCTTTATCAATATCTGAATCAGCTGCTGTGCAGATGCCAATGAAGACGGTCGCTAGTTTGATCGTAATCGTAGCACTCGGAACTATGGGATATTTCCAGATTATAGAACGTCTAAATATTGCTGACACTAGATTACAACTGATGGAAAAAGAATTAATAGAGAATACAGAGTTTAGAATAAAATGGCCACGGGGCCAACTTGGGTCGCTTCCC